TGATTTACTTTATTCTGAAGAATTTGATCCAAAATTAAGGATGCAAGTTCAAGAAAAATGCACTAAAAGATATAAGTTTGAAGAATTAGTTTTGGTACTTGGCAGACGTTCTGGAAAATCGTTCCTTGTGTCTGCTATGGCTCTTTATGAATTATATAGACTGATTTCTATGGGGCATCCTCAAGCTAGATATGGTTTGATGGAATTTGATGAGGTTGTTCTTCTTAATGTTGCTCGTAATGAAGAACAGGCTAAAAAAGCAATCTTCTCTAAAATCAAGCAAACTGTTTTAGCTTCTCCATTTTTTGCCCCTTATATTGGTAAAGATACAGAGCTAGAAATGCGATTCTACACTGAACACGACCGAGAAGAGAATGTAAGACGTAAAGAGCAAAATATCAATCTTTTTGCGGGTTCTTTGGTGTTGAGATGTGGTTCCAGTAATGCTTCAGGTCTTGTTGGTTTAACTTGTTGGTCAATCATTATGGACGAAGTTGCTGCTATGGCTGGAGATAATCCTGATTCTGGCGTTGACTATGCTCTTTATGATGATCTTAAACCATCTCTTGCTACATTTGGTAAAGATGGAAAGATGATGCTACTTTCCAACCCTAAAGGTCCTCTTGGTTTGCTTTACGATTTGCACGAAAATAGACAAGAAGACCCTACCACTCTTGTTATGAGACTTCCCACCTGGCTTACTAATCCAAATATTGACAAAGAATGGTTAGATGGTCAAAAGAAGAAAGATCCTCAAGAATTTCAAATGCAATATGGAGCAGAATTTGGTGCTTCTTCATCTGACCCTATGTTTAATTCTGAAGATATTGACAGAATGTTTTCTTCAATGTCTATGGTTAAAAGAAAAGAAATGGCAGAAGGACATTTTGAATATTTTTGTCATTTAGATCCTGCACGTACATCTGACTATTATGCACTTGTTGTTGCTCATACAGAAAATATGTATGGACAAATTGGGCCTGATTTTCAACCGTTAAAAAGAGTGGTAATTGATCATATTCATTTTTGGAATCCTAGAACAAAAAATCAACCTGTTAAAGAAAAAGATGTTGAAGATTATGTAATTGACTTGCACAGAAAATTCAAATTTAAACAAGTAAGTATTGATCAGTGGAATTCACAATCTTCAATTATAACTTTGCAATCTAGAAGAATTCCTATTGTAGAGCGTCAATTCAACAAAGAATATAAAGAAAAAATTTATACTGAACTTTCTCAACTAGTAAGAGATGATCGAATTGATATTTATGATTTATCTGGTGGAGAATATAGAGATTTAGACAATAAATTAATTTCATTAAATGAAATTCAAGAAGCTAAAATTCAATTTTTATTTTTACAAAAAAAATGGAAAGGCAAAAGATATTATATCGAAGCTCTTTCTGGTTATAAAGATGATATTTGTGATGCTGTTGCTGCTGTAGCTTATGAATGTCTTACATCTAAAATTATGGTTAGACTTCCAAGATCAAAAATGGTTAATCTAAATAGACGATAAAGGTTATTTTTTTAAATAATAAGAACAAATCATTATGTCTAACAATATCAGAACAGCTCAATTTGGTGGTGTAGGCGGCGGGGGAAATGGTGCTCCTTTTCAGCCTGGTGGTAGTCCTATTGGTCGTGGTGGATCAAATAGGGGTGGACATGAGGTTAATCTTTATGTAGATGAAGATGCAAGTTTTGATAAATTATTGAGAAGAACCCATATAGAGCCTGATACAAGAGATGTGAATATTGAGTCGAGATTAACTCCTCAACACAAACATTATGAAGATTTAATTCCTTATGAATTAACTCCTGAAGAAAGAATGAGAGCAAAGTTTAGAGCTCAACTTCACAATTATAAACAATCTTTAGAAAATGCTGCTTCTGACTTAATGAAGAATAGCCCAGCATATATCAAAGAACATTACCGTGCTAAAGCTGAACATTTGATGACAATGGAACAAGCTTTAGAAGATCGTCATAAATATAATAAAGATTATAAATATGACAGAACAGAATACAAAGATCCTGACAAGCCTTCTAGATTACATTTTGCTATCACTGATCGTGAAATGAATCGTATAGCTGAAAATTATGAAGTTGCAAGAAGAAACAGGATGACCAAAGAATATCCTGAAGATCGTAATGAATTTGATGAAGCACAATTTACACATCCTTCTTTAGGAAAAACTCCAGTGCTAACACATGGAGAAGAATTTGATGATTACTTGACAAAATTGATGACAGTTAATACGCCTGATCACGATGGTTTTCAAGAATATGAACTTAAGGACACTTTACTTTCCTATCCTGATCCAGATGGTAAAGCAAATGTTCATGCACCTAAAGATATTGCTCCTCAATCACAAACCACAAAAGATATAGATCCAAATATCTCCACAGAACAACAATTACATCCTAAACAAAAAGACACATCTTATTTAGATTACATAGATCCTACAAATAAAGAAGATAAAGGCACAGAAGAAGTTTATGATGGCTCAGCCTTTTATGGCATCAGTGGACATAGTTTTTAAAGGTATATCTAGGGATATTTTATAAGAACAAATTATGGAAGCAAAATCAATACAAACATTAATCAAGCTTTGCTCTAGGCTAGATAAAACAGGTCATTATTCAAAGGCTGATCTTTTGTTTGAGAAAATTGCTCAATATTATCCTCAACAATCAGTAACTCAATCTCCTAATGTTTCTTTAGTTCCTTACGATGAAATTGAAGAAGAAACCAAACAAAATGATTTCTGGCGACAAAAGATCAATCCAAGAAAAAGAGTTCCAGAATATCGTGATTTAGGTGGAGAGGCAGATGGACAAAATATCGAAGGACAATTGCATGGTCCAGATAGTGTTCCGGGACCAGCTTATGTAGACCCAGGTAATCCAGCATCAAGTCCTTCTATGGCAGTTTCAAATGGTGAAGATTTAAATGATAAATTTTCCTGGGAAGAAACTTACGAGAAAAATGTTGATGAAGGAAATGCTTGGAAAAATAGATTACCAAACAGATAAGGAATAAAATTATGCCAATACCAATCAAACCAGTTCATTCTTTAGATTTACACGCAGAATTATTTGACGGACCATCAATGGAAGGTCTTGGACTTTCAGATATTCAAATTCAACTTCTCGGTGTTTCACAAGCTCCTAAGAAAATTGAAGCAGCTAAATTGAGTGAAAGATACTTGGATATGCTTAAATCAATCGATGCAAATACTGATGCTTTAGTTACTGCAGCTAGTTATGTTGCTTTACATAAAGATAGTAAAGTTTGTGGTGTACCAACAGAAATTTCTGATAATGATCTTTTGGCTCTTAAGACTGCTGGATTATTAACTGGCTATGGTAGATCTGTAGAATTAACAGAGAAGGCAAAATTAGCTTTACGTGATCATTATTTAAGTACTGACAATGTAAACGAATTTAGAAAGCAAAGAACAAAAGATAGATTTGATCTTGAAGAAGCAAGAAGTGTAAAAGCATCTTCAAACAAATTTAGAAAAATAGGTTCTTGACTCACTAGCAAAGAATTCCGTGATGAATTCGATGTAAGGTTTGTTGCAGATACAGATAAGTTGCGTACTAAAGGTTTAATGAATGCTGAACCTTTAGATGATTACGAAGTAGCATTTTTTACTTTTGATTATCCAGATTGCTATTCATTTTGGAATAAAAATGTTTCTTTTGCACTTTCTTTAGCTTTTTTAGATAAAAATTATAATATTGTGGATATAAAAGATATGGAAGCAGATGATCCAAAGTCTGTATCTCCAGATTCAAACAATGTTGTATTTGTTGTAGAAGCAAATAAAGGATTGTTCAAAAAATTAGGTATTGGTGTAGGAGACAGATTGCTCTTGAAGGGCAAGAAAGTGATTTTAAGTAAAAAAACATAAATGGATGCATTAAAGGAATTTGAGCATTAAATTTAGAAATTTTCTTAATGTATTTTTTCTTGAGGAGAAAAATTAATTATGGCAGATAGAATTTTCCCAAACAGATTT